TTTCTACACCATGAGACCGCTCAATTAAATCCTTAATTTCATTACTTATATTGAAATTTGTATGACCAAGCCAAAAATTAAAAATTTTACTACTTGCTGTGTGTTCATTGTATGGTATGAGTCCTAGTGGAGAAGCTATAACTTTAATAGGATTATTTACCAGGTGTTTATGATTATCTTCATCTAGATCATTAGATTCTGGCAATATTTCATTAAGATCATCAATATTATTATTATAGTCAGTCCACTTAGCCTCATCAGTATCTCTACCAAAAGGATCTATCCATTTTTCCCACACAACCATTGGTTTATTTTCATTCATAGATTTTATTTATATGCCACATGAAATTGTGTCGGTTTAATAATAGGATCACTATTTTCTGCATTATATTTTTCGCTCTCTAATATTTTTTTAGACCACATAGAAATAGCATTTTGACTAAAAGCCGCTTTTTCTCCACCTTCTTTAGCCATTCCCAATAGTATATCTGTCATAGTTTGTACATAATATCCTTCGTTTAATAAAAATAGAAAAAAACCAAATTGTGATGCTGCATTAGCATCCATATTACCAATTTGAAAAATAACATCTGTTTTTTCATTTTGATCTATTTCAAATAAAATACCATTATTAATATTTTCTTTTGCTGTTATATTATTAGATTGTTTATTGAAAAATTTTGATATATAATTAATCATTATTATGATAGCTTTTGAATAGTTTCAAGTAATACTAAACTTAATGGCTGCTCTTTCAAAATATCAAAATCAATCCAATATGCCTTGGTATTATCTATACTACTATTATAGTCTATAATAAAACCATAAACAATATCAAGAGTATCTTGTTCTTGATTTAATGAAACATGATTTAATGAAATAAGCTGTGGCAATAATTCGAGATCATTAACAAAAACATATTGTTTGAGAAATTTAATAATATTTTCATTAAGATTTTTTAATAGATCATTTTCTAAAATAAATTTTGGTAAAACCAATTTATCATTATCTACAGATAAAACACACCTTTTGTTTAAAGACGCATTGACCCCAAATACCACACAGTGAATATTGACATTAAACATTAATAGATTCCTTTATTAAGGTAATAGCCTTATTTAAGCCTTGTCTTACTGCCTCTCTAGTAATACCATATTTTTGGCCAATTTTCTCAAAAGTATAAGACTCAAAATAATATAATCTAATATAGTCTCTTTGTCTAGGACTTAAACACTCTAAACTGAGCAATGATTCTATGAGTGAAGACAGTTGCTCCTTATTCTCCTTGTTGCTTAATATTTCTTCTGGCGACAAACTTTTTGTATCTTGTGTAAAACTATGTACTGTAGAATCATCTTGGTCTTCTACAATATGATCTAAAGAATAAACTTTATTTTTGAATTTTTTATTTTTCTTATGGTTTTTAGATACATAGGTTTGTATGGCCCATAAGGCACATTGATTACGATATGAATACTTGGTCTTTTTAGTACCTTTAGTATTTTGATAATTTTCATCCCATCTCCAATCCGCCATCATAATAGCATTAGCAACAGAAGATATAGCATCCTCATCTTTGAGCATTTTTGCCGATAGGCCGTTATAGAATTGGTTAGAAAATTTTGATATAGACTTTTTTGCCAAAAGCATATAATTGTCTAAACTGTCAAAACTTAGTGTTGAATGGTCTTTATATTGAATTTTCTGATTACCTACACCATTTAGTTGTAATAGCATGTTCTCTTATCCTTTAATTAAGAAGTCCTTGGGAATATTATTATTAATAATGTCTGTGACAATATTTTTAATGTTATTTCTGAATGTTATCCTTTCTTCATCAGAAAAACCAATTTGCATATCATCACATTTATCGAGCATAAAATCTACATAATATCTACTAAGTATCTTGTCCAAGTCTATATCAGAAAGACTTAAATGGAATGGCTTGGGTTTTAAAAATTCTATAATTTCTAATAGTTGAGATATGATAATATCATCACGACTGCAATTATATTTAAATTGCATTCTATTAATTAGCCATTCTATAAATTCAATCTTATCCTGGTTCACAAATCCTACCGAATTATTACTTAGTTAGTTTTTTCCATTGTTCTGGATCTGGTCTGCCTTTATCTCCTGGCTTTGCTGGCTTATATTTCTTACCCATACGCTCTCTTTTCTTACGAATATTTTCCCATAAACCAGGACGATTTTCTGACGCAAACATAGTCTTATCATCGTCAGAAAGAGGTAAAAACATTAGAAAGTCTTCAAATTTTTTCATAGCCTCTACCATGCCGCTCATTCTAACATTTTTCATAGCTTCTGTCAACTTCTGTTTTACAACAGGATCGCTTACATTTTCTATTATAGAATAAATATTAGCATACAGTTCCATCATAGATTTCATAGCATTAGTATCATTTAACTTAGTGTTTTCTTCATCATCTCCATATAGATCATCTAAATTCTTCATAGTAGATGGTCCAAGTTCGAACATATTGATATCATTATATGAATCTGCTTCTACTGGAGAATTTGGCATAACAAATGTATAATGTGGAAGATCTTTAATTCTTACTCTTTTAGTTTGTTTGTGTTTTTTCATTATGGGTTCAACTTTTGATTCTTCTTCCATTGGTTCTGTTTCTTCTTCCATCTCTTCTTCTTGTTCAAATTCTACATACATTACAAAATCATGAATACTACGCATATGATCTTCAGCAACAGCTATCATACCTTGTAAGTGTGGTGCTGTTAGATTATTTTTCACAGTTTCATTTTCTAAGTTATTAATAATATCTTGAGCGTGTGCTGCTATTGCTTTTAATGAGCCAACACTCATGTCATAAAAACTTTCTTTATAGTCATTCATTTCTACTTCTTCGGCATGAATAATATTGGTTTTATCTTCATTCTTTTTTTGCATAGCATCTGCTACTGTACTATTGATTGAATTTAAAATTGTATGAAAACGATTCATTATAAGCTCCTAATTACCAAGCTTTGCAAGACCAGTATCTGGCCTTCCATTTGGGGCCAGGATTATCACAATTATGTCTTGCTCTAAAACTTTTACGACGTTCAGGAATATTTTTTTTAATTTTCATATTAGGATCACCAAATCTTACAATTACAACATTACCACTTTCGTTTTTGGTATATACTGCAAATTTTTTAGGCCCATTAGATGTTCTAAATGGTTTATTAAGAGTAACTTTGCGTCCTTGGTATTCTGCTCCTTTGGCTTCTCCTTCATATCTAAGATATCTGCCATCTTTTTTATAATTTCCTCTACGTTCAAAATAATACTTTTCATATGTTACTGGATCAATATATTCATAACTAGCTTGTGATAAAAATATAAATTCTTCAGTTGCTTCACCAAAATCTACATAATCATTGTTATCAGGAATAATAATATTGTTTGCATTCACTTCTTCAACATCACCACATTGTTCACAATCGTTATACGATAACGAAAAACCTAAAATATCTAAAACACTAGAAAATAATCCGCTTTTACTTTTTTTGCGTGTTTGACCAAGACAAATAGCTACTCTTTGTTTTTGATCAGGATACTCCTTTTTCATTGTCTCATTACTCATGCAACGAGAAACAAACTTTGTACTATCTTCGTTTTGTTTTGGCTTTGGTATTGGCATAATAGCTATTATTCCTAATAAAAGTAGACTTAATAATATTAGCAGTATGATTCCAACTATAGTGATTAGCTGTTGCTACACCACTAGGATTAGAATATATACCATTATGATACACATATTTCATATAATGAATAATTTGTTCTATTTGTTTATCCGTAATTTTAGCCCAATTACCAAAACCCTTAAACCATTTACCATCGTTAGCCGGTTCTGTTTCATCAATATCTACTAAATAAGAATTATCTTTATTACAATATTCAGTATGAGCTGAATAATTAGTAACAATAACTGGCTTATTCATTGCCATACTTTCAATAATTTCATTATTCCATCCTTCAGCCCTAGACACAAAAACGCCACAGTCACATCTGCTAATAAATTCTGCTACTTGGTATTGTGTATCTAGTCTACCAAAAATTTTTATCTTATTTTTTAATTTACAATTTTCTACTAAATTAAACCAATAATTATTTTCCTGTTCTGTTAAAAATGGATTAAATGGTAATAAATATAGTTCTACATTATCATTAATATCAAAAGCAGCATCAAAAGCCTTTAATAAAATATCTTGTGATTTTCTATGTTCCCATTTTCCTATGTGAAAAAAACGATAATTATCATTTTCTATTAATATTTTATTTTCTGGAATACGAAAGATGCTAGCGTCCACTCCCAATGGAGCTACATATATCGGTTTATTTACGTTATTTTGTTGTAAAATCTTTTTACCCCATTCTGATGCAACAAATATAAAATCAGAATAATTTAAGTGATGAATTTCTCTAGGAGTTAGTTTATCTACTTCAAAAAATGGGAATGTATAATAGTGGCCATTTCCTATTCTAGTCGCTAAATCATACTGATGCCATATTTTCAAACATGGGGCAGAATAGTCGAAGGATGAACTACGATCTAGTAGTTGCTTTATAGTTTTACTATCATCTTCAGTATTACATTCTATACTATTTCCAATAGGAAATAAACATATATTTAAATCTTGAGATAAAGCTTTAGTAATATTTAATGAGGTAATACCGTAGCCAGTACTATTAATCGGACAAAATAAATTAAGGTTTTTCATATATTTTATTGTGTGTGTTATTAACTTGTATAAATGTTGTTTTTTTACCGAAATCTTTTATTTTAGTAGCGCCTATATAAGTACAAGCACTTCTGAGACCACCATAAATATCTTGCAATATTTCTTCTGCTGATCCTTTATATGATATAGTAACACATTTACCTTCTGCTGTCCTATAATTGGCTACTCCATCATGATGTTTATCCATAGCATTTTTACTACTCATACCATAATATTGAAATGTTTTTTTACGTTTTTGATCATTATAACCAGGATCGCTAGGTTGCCACCATTCTTGGACTACTTTCCTATCGTTGTCAACTATTGCACAACGATACTCGTATGTCCATTCTCCTTCACATTCGTCAGTTCCTGCAAACATACTACCTAACATTACAAAATCAGTATTGCCACCAAAAGCTTTGCAAATATCTCCGACCACTTTGCATCCACCATCAGAACATATATGACCACCCAGACCATGAGCAGCATCGGCACATTCCATCACAGCGCTCAATTGAGGGTATCCAACGCCCGTTTTTAAACGAGTGGTACATACACTACCTGACCCTATACCAATCTTGACTATATCTACTTTTCCATGCAGTATAAGTTCCTCAACCATTTCTGGAGTCACAACATTTCCAGCCATAATAATAACTTCTGGAAAAGATTTTCTTAATTGTGCTGCTGTTTTAACAAATTGTTCTGTATATCCATTAGCAACATCTAGGCAAATATTAGGCAGTAGGGTGTTGCGTATTTTGAGCTTATTAAATACTTCTGTTGTTTTTTCAATATCTTTAGTAGAAGTTCCTGTAGAATAAAAGACATAATCTCTAAGATCAGAGTATTGTGTATAAAAATCCACAAGAGAATCAACAGAATAATGCTTATGTAAGCAAACTATGCTTTTATGTTTACTTATGGTTTTTGCCATTTCAAGCGTACCAACAGTATCCATGTTAGCCACCATTATTGGTATGCAATTTAACTGTCTAGGAGAATGAACAAAATGAAAATCCCTTAGCAGGGACACTTGTTTCCTACTTGTTAGAAAAGATCTTTTTGGCCTAATAAGAACATCATCAAAATCTAGTTTAGTTTCATTAATTATTTTTTGCATTGAAAAAGTACCATCGTTTATGAGTGTCTATATTTTCTGAAGTATGAATATGTTCTAGATAGTTTTGGATTTCTTCCCAACTAGAAAAAATCATTTGATGTGGTATTGTACCAAATAGCCAGTCTGGTGTTTTGTTTTTACCTTGTACCATATGAACTATTATAGGTTTTTTCTGACGGTTAGCCCAAAAAATTTCTTCATATGTTCCACATGGATGGGTATCTAAATCTAGATTGACTACTAAAAAATCACTTATATCTACCAATCGTAAATCTACAGCACGAATAGTTTTCATCATAGCACTTAATTCATCATATCTGCCCATTTGTTTGAGCTTGGTTTTGATTTGATGAGTATCATGATCTTCTAATCCAATATCCGTAGGTTTACTAATTGGATTAAAGACAACTATTCCTAAACTTTCTAAAAATGGAGTTATACTATCTCTCCATCCTGTGCCACGATCTGCGACTCTATCCATCGCACCCGCTAAATATACTCTTTGATTATTTAGTCTATTATTCATCTGTTTAAAAATGTAAAGTCTATTAAACTATTTGATTCTGGGACACCAATCTCTAAGCCATTTCTAACATTATAAATTGCTTGTTGAGATTGCATTAAGCCAATAATAATTGCAAGAATTAATAAAAATATCATATAACTAACATTGTTTGTGAAGGATTTATTACTAATTGAAATGATGGAATTTTTTGCTTAAGATCATAATGAAAACACACATGTTCACAATCAAAGCCATCATATGTTCCCTGAATAAACGAGTTTATTTTATAAATAGTCATACCACCAAAAGCACTATTGACAGGAATAATAGGAGATCCAACTGGCATAATAAAAAATCCAAACCATAACATTCCACTATAAGTCATAGAATCTAAAATAGGCAACTGATTCCACCAAGTATACCTAAAGGCCCAACTATCATAGTTCCATAAGCTTTTTTGATTAGCTAATGTTACATTTTTATATTCAAAAGCATTTCCTGCTATAGCATCAATGGTGTTATTGTGTGTAGAAAACCATCCGAATGAGTTATAGCATCCTAGGTCGCTAAAGTCAATAAAATCCATATCAGAAACCACTACAAAATCATAATCAGACAGGTGTGTTTTGACATACTCCTTCAGAGTATTTCTATATTCCGCCAAAGCCATTGTTCGTTCAGCATCTTGTACTGGGCCGAATTGTGGTCTATTGTGAGTCTCATAAATAGTTATAATATTGGAGTTGTCTTTTTTTAAGTTATCTAGTATTTCTCTAGTGTTATCTTCAGAATCATTTTCAAAGATAATGATTTTATATTCTTTGGAATTTTTAGCAAAATCAACTAATTTGGTTATAGAGTGTTCTATAGAAGAACCTATATTTCTAGCTAAACCAAGTATTACTATTTTTTTAGTTGATAGAAAGTTTTTGCCAACATTAATATATTGATTATATTTATTTATAAATTCTTTTGATGGAGGTAACAGTTCTTGTATATTCATAATGTAATAATCTCAATTTCTGGATTGATATAACTAATAGCTAGTGGTATATTAGAAATATTATTGATAATTTGATTACATCTAGATAGGCACAGTATTTCTGTTAAAAGATCTAAGGTCATTTTTTTATTATCTGTTTTTCCTACTCTTTTATGATGTAATTCATAGCCTTTACCATTAATAAATCCCACATGGTCAGCCTGACCATCTGCTAATCCAAAAGCCCACTGTAAAAATTCAGCCATACTTAATCTGTCAATATCTTTAATATAAAAAACCCTATCTTCATAACGCTCTATAAAAGAATAAATACCAAATTGGCTATCAGAAGCTAAAAATATCTTTGACTTTGGATATTCTTTTAGAATACTATCTATTTTATCAAAATAATTTTCTAAATATATTTTACCACTTTCTATAAAATGACTTGGATGTCTGTAATGGATCCCAATAATATTCTGACTATCACGAAAATGATCATACCAGATCTTATCTACAGTATCGACAATTTCAGGTTTGAACTTAATAAAAGTTTTGAAAAATTTATGAACATTATTTCGCCATTCTTGGAATTTGACTTTATCTCCTTTTAAGAGTTCTTTAGTTTTATTGGGTAGTCTAAACTCTTCCGGTCCTTGTTCGCCAGAATATCGTGGTAATTTTACATATTCCTCTGTAACGTGCGTTGTGTCATTATCAAAAAATTGTACTGGTTCAAAATAATCAAACCAACAATTAAAATTTTCTGTCCAATATGCAAAATGAGCATTTGTACCGTGCATATTAAGTAATTCTTGTTTATTCCATAGAGGATATGATCTAGCTCCTTGTGTCAAACAACCAACATAAAAATTAAAGACTGAAAAAAAACCAGCATCTCTTGGAACAAAAGCTGTTGTGTGCGTCATATTATCCTCTATATTTATATTATTACTATAATTAATTATTGGACTAATTAGTTTCTTGTGCGGCAATTTATCATGCAGAGATATATGCTCTGCTGTATATTCTGGGTAGTTCGTCAGATCGTATAATTTACCATATTTGTCGTAAATATCCAATAGTTCTCTCATTTTATATATACTTAAACATCCGAAAGCACTATCAGTCTCTGTCCAAGCATTGAATATTCTAAGAGACTCTAGCCATTTTTGACTACTACCATAATATTCTTTAAATAGTGGATGTAGATGAGTAATGTCTTTGGAGTTATTTTTAAACCTCAAAGCTAATTCATCATAATAAAAATTAGAGTTAGCATAGGTGCAGTTGGCTGATATACAAGACCATTTTTCATCTAAAGATAAGCTTTGAATTATGTTATCTACAGGCAAATCACTATATAGATCAGAATCAAAAATTATAACATAATCAAAATCTGTACCCAATGTCTTAATAGCATATTCAAAATTTAAATTACGATATTCTGCAAATTTATTTATTCTATTATTTAGATCAACATGTTCATTTTTATATTTAATTATTTGTACATTTTTATGTTTAGATATTATTAAGTCTAAAAATAATTGTCCATTATTACTATTATTATTAGTAAAAAAACTAAATTTAGTATTTGGAATTTTTGATGAAATATTGTTTATAAAATTATGTAAATATTTGGCACTCTCTATTGGGTCTTTAACTAAAGATAGTATTAAGATTTTAGTAGTCAATAAATTTATATTATTAAATTTTACCTCAATATCTGAAGTATTATATATAATAATATTTTTCTGTGTTGTTAACATTGTATTAGTTTTTTGAATATTTTCTTTTTTAGCTTTGGCTATAGCCATTTAAATAGTCTCTTTTAATGCTCTATATATGCCTTCTTCTAAACTAATTTTAGGTTGATAAAACTTTAACATGAGAGATGGATCGCATACTCTATACATTACGCCAGTTGGTGCTGCTGGCAGATGGTTGATAGTAGGATTATATCCACTCTGTTCACACACCATACGACACAACTGATTAAAAGATATCGGTCGGCCAGTACCTAAATTATAAGTACCATATATTTTATTTTGTACACATATGTCTACAGCATTCATCACATCTTCCATATGAATAAAATCTCTTACTTGACAACCATCCCCCCAAATCTCAAAAGGATCTTTTTTTAATAATCCTCTTTGTATAAATGAAGGAAAGGGATAAGACAAATCTTGATCTGTACCATAACCAGAAAATGGTCTAAAAATTGTAGTATTTATTCCTTCATTAGATATAAATTTAGCAAGATATTCTCCTGTCAATTTTGCCCAACCATATGTCAAATCTGGAGACTTGATATTATCGAGATCTATCATATCCTCTCGTAATAAAATACCAGAATCTCTATATTGGTATTCTATAGGATACGCGGCAGAGGATGAGAAATAAATGATGTGCTTTGGTTTTGTTCGTAAACACCATGCGAAAAATTCAGCATCTATGGATAAATCCACAGCCACAGATATAGGAGAGTTTTCAATTGTTTGGCGACCACCAACGACAGCAGCCAGATGTATTACTAAATCAAAAGCAGAATTGTCTTGTTTAAAAAAATCTCTAGCATCATTACCTTCTTTTATATCTATACCTAAGATATTATGATTACTATATTTTTTTAAAAAATATCCACCAACAAAGCCTTTATGTCCTGTAATCAGTATGTTCATATTTGTTTTTTAGATTTAACCATATTGAGTAAATTAATTTTATTGGACACTCCATGAGTCCAATTAGCGTGATATGTTACTATATTAGTCGGTATATCGAAATCAAAAAAATTTGTTTTTTTATCCCATAATTCTTTTCTATACTGTGCTAATGTAAAAAATTTATGAGATAAAAGTTTATATTTAATATTAGATCCAGTATTATTAAGTATCAAATTTAATAATGTTTGATCGTTTTGATTAGTATTTTGTGGTAATTTATTAAGTATATCTAAAACATTTTCCCATATAGATAATGTTGATTTATTAGTTTTGCTAATAAAAAAACCAGCACAACACGTTGGTCTATTGCCATAAGGCTCGACATCATCCTGAAAAGCAATATCATTATCATCTAATTCTTCAAGTAATATCTGTACTAAATTGGAATCTAAAAAGATAATATCGCAATCCGAATAAATAAAGTGTTGATCATCAAACTGTTTGGACGCTTCAATATGCAGTTGAACCTTAGACTTCATAGTTTCTAGCCAACCACTATCCATATAGGATGCGGTTGTACACTTTTGAGGTTCTTTTTTATAAATTAGATCAATACTATCTACTATAGACAGAGAGGGTTTAAAAAAATTATCAAATAATATAGAATGACTATCTGTATAAAAGGTATATAATTTCATATTTAATGCCAAACTATCACATTAGTATTATTATTATGTAATTGTGAAATAAACGAAGAATTTAGACTAGCATAGTACTGTGTATCCTCAAAAAACCTTTCATGAAATTCAATATAAATATCATCAATTTTGATATTACTATTTAGTATTTGTGGAAGGATACTATATTCTTCACCCTCTATGTCCATTTTTATAACTAAAAAATCTATATTAGATAAATTTAATATAAAAGAACACAAGTCATAAGTTGGGGTTTGTAACTTCTGATATTGAAAACTATGCCCATAAAGAGTATCGCTCTGTGGTGGAAATTCTAAGATATTCGAGCCTTCACCACAGCCATTCTGACTACCTTCACAATTTATGGTTTTATAGCCATCTTGTGTAGATACGGCAGCATTTATATGTATTAAATTAATATAACTAGGTTTATATTTATGAGATGCATTAAAGGTAATTGGATTTGCTTCAAAACTATATATCATCCAAGTATCGTCAAATTTATAAATATTATTTAATTTTTTAAGACCTTCAAAAAAATGTGTGCCACAATCTATTAAATATTTCATAAAATAGTATCAACCTCCAACACCGCTCTATAAGATTGATAAACTGTTGACCAATTATGGTGTACGGGGTTCACGTCCAAGGATTCTTTAATTATGTTAAAATTATTAATAATATAGCTATATATTTCATTATGATTAATAGCATAATGCCCATCATTATTTATTCTTCTAATATCATAATATAAAAAGATTTTACCATTATCCTTTAACATATGTTTAATTTTATCTAGGAAATTAGTATATGAATTTGGAAAGTGATCTAAAACATTTAGACAAACTATATAGTCATATTTCTGATTGATTGAACTATCCAATAGATTTTGATTATATCTAGTATAATTAGTCAGAAAACTATATTTAGGTATTGATGAAATTTGATCTATTAATGGATCTAAAAGACTTAATTGTATAGTATTATCATAGTTATCGACATAAGTTATAAATGGTGAACCTCCGCAGCCTATTTCTAGTACCTCATTTTTAATTTGTAAAAAATCAAAAAAATTAACATAAAAATTTTTATGTTTAAAGTCTTTAGTTGGTTGAGTATAGTTGATCCAAAAATCCATTTCTTTATGAATATCCGATTCTGACATACAATCGCTCATATTACTTACTTTCTAATATCATATATAAAAACATTATATTTAGACCAAATATCTGAAATTAATTCCTCTATTAAAGACCAGTTTCCACCGGCCAAGCCGCTACCAAATTTGGGAGCGTGAATTTGTACCGGACTATCTTTATCAAAATTATTATGCAGATAGGATGATACTGACAACATACATTTTACTAATGCACCATAGTTTAACGGTCTAGGATTCTGTTTAGATATTATACCATTTTGAGCAATCATATTAGCAAATATTAATTTATGCCCATAAGTATTATCCTTTGTAGTTTCAACATACTGTACATATCCCAGATTGTTTTTTAGAAAATGTGTTCCTAATAAAGAATAATTTTCTCCAACTATAGGATAGTATTTAGTAATACCGGCAGTAAAACCACCACCGAATACATTCACATTATTGCATACATGAGGTACTATAATAGAAGAACCATGATATCCACCATAAATAATACTTTCCACAGAAGTAAAAAGATTATCGTAAATTATTGGTATATGACGAGATAATGTTTTCATAATGTCCTCTAATATCCTATTGTATCATCTGGTGTCCAAAAGTCAACACCTACACCAGACTATTCCATTTTCCTAGAGGACATTGTTGATCTGCCCACGCTAATTTATTCAGAAATATTCTTTTATTATTAATATTGCATCCACACTCAAGACATTGAGTATTTTCTTTATCGTAACTATCACATAAGTGACAGATAGCAAATCTATCATTAATTTGATGTTGTGTACTTTTGGGTAGACCTTTATTGATATGCCAAAGTAATGATTTTACAAAAGTTTTAAGTCTAATTAGAAAAAGTATCATGCTTAGGTGTTGTATTCACTGGTATAATATTATTGTCTTTATCCAAAGTATATATTGGACAATGTTCAACTATAGTTTGACTACTTAACCAAGTAGGAAATCCAGTATTTAAGGAATAACATAATTTATTCCCATTACTCTTAAAATCACTTGTTAATACAAATAGTTGATTTTGATAGGAAAAAGAATCTCCAATATTTAATTCTTCAAGATACTTCATTATCCCAATCTTCCCATAGTTCTTCTTCTCTGATATCTTCTATTTTTTTCTTGAATTGTTTTTTTGTTTTAGAAACAAATCTTTGTTCTTCTGATACTCGTGGTTTTTTATAGGTTTTATCCACAAATTTTTGTCTTCTTAGGTCTTTTTTATCTGGATCTAGCATTTTTTTTGAAATTTTATAAAGTGTACTCGTTCTATTATATATCGCCCTGAGAGGTAGTCAAGTTGTATATAAAAAATATTTGCCTTGACAACAGACTAGTTACGATATATTTATTATGCAGGTCGGGTGATATTACTTCTTTATATTCTTTAGTATCCATTCTCTATGTATACTCACTCTGGTATGACACGATTCTGTTACATATGTTGACTTTAATGATTCTTTTCCATTACCACTAACACAAGAATTTATTCCTGCTAATTTATTATCTATAAATAGACCACCTCCACTATCGCCACTTGCTATGATAAATTCTAATGATGTTCTTCTTTTATCTGTTGATTTGGATGGTTTGCAAACTAATAGTTGTCTATCAATTGCCTCTATAATATTAGATCCTGCTCTTTTTTTATCATCAAATATATTCGCTCCATTAATAAAATTACCAGTAACACCATAACCAGCTATACAACATAATTTATCTAGCTCATCTTCTTTATCATACAATTCTGGATAAAAGTCTAATTTGATTGGTTTTTGTAAAAATCCAATAGCAATATCATTAGTACCATATTTATCAGCATCATAATCTTTTGGCCAAATAAAATTATTTACCTCTATAGTATCAGTATCTAATTTTACTACTGATGTCTTATATCCCTTTACAACATGCGCTGCTGTTAATATAACATTTTCTGTAATCACTACAGCAGACGCACAAAATGGAGTTTTGTCCTCATACATTCCACATAATTTAACTATATATTTAAAATGCGAACCATATTCTATATATTTATGGTCTGGTACTGACGGATCTATCGTTCCTGCAATAGCATATGAAATCAAACAAAAAGATAATATTAGATAAGTTAAAATAGATTTCATCATAATCTCCTATTATATTAAGGAGTTTTAATTAACCTAATTAAATACACCAATATTATCCATTTCTGAATACTATAGAATATCTTTTATGTTGAACTGGTAATATAGCATGAGTCCAAGAGTATCTTATTTCGTCTTTAAGTTGTAATATGCTTAATTTAGGCACTAAAATCTGTTGTTCTTGTTGTCTTGGATGATTTAAAACCATAGTTGCATCTGATAATAAACTAAGGATAGTAATAATTGGACCACTTTCAATACTGTCTATATGTGGGGCAATAGCATTACCAGGTAAATATTCATTAATGGATATAGAATTTGGTTTGACTAATAATAATTGACTTTCAACTAATTTTTGTCCAATCCTATCTAAATAGTCTGGTATAATACTAGACTCTATCTGATTTTTATAAGGAGTATTAGATCCAAAACGTCTTACACTATTTCTTTCAGAAGATCTTTTTTTACCTTTAGATTCTGGTATTCTAGAGACTATATCTTGTTCCTCAGATTCTGTTAAAAAATCTGGAACTAAAATTAGTCCTAGACTATATAAATCTGTCATAAAATTTGAGAAGCAATTAAGCAACCTTTAGATACCGCATGTAATGGATCTTTAGCGTGTCTCACTTCTTTAATTGCTAATGGAAAGTTGTTACCAGATAATTTTTCTATAAATTTTTCTACATAACCATTAGCCTGAGATGTTCCACCAGCAATAACTATAGTAAGAGGATTTTTAAATTTTGGTAAAGATTTATGACCATTTAAGGCCATACTTAATTGTTTAGTAGTATAATCAATCAGTCTTTCATAATATGCAGATACTGCACCAAGAATAGGATTTTCATTGGGTTCGCCAATTTTAAAACCACCCGCCTCCTTCTCTGCCTGAACAACACTATCCGGCTCTCCGGTCGCCACAGCGCTCATACGATCAACCCAGTCGCCTGACTTGGTGGTACTAAAGACTACTGTAGGTTCACCATTTAACATGACACAAACATTTGTCATACCAGCACCACAACTAATTGCAATACCAGTATATTCTTCAGTATCTAATTCAGCATAGCATAAAGCCTCTGCTTCATTGATTGCACGAGCATCATAACCACATTCACCTAATACTGTTTTAACAACATCTTCATGATATCCTACATCAAAATCTTCATCTTCTTGATCTACTGGTTGAGCAGGGATGCAGAATACTAATTTTTCGCTGGACTCTGAGGCTGTTCCGACTACTTCTTTTAGAATAAAAGCTAAAACTCTTTTTGCATCTTTTTCTTTAGAAGATACTACTCCTTTATACATTGGTCTTTTTGCAGTATCGTTTCTTTCTATTGCTTTTTCAATAGCGTCTTTACCTAATAGAATAAAAGAACCATCAGTATCTTTAATAAAGACTTTTCCTGCTAATCCTTTTTCAATCATCTTTGTGGCTACTGGTGTTGTTGGCTTTATAATATAAAACGCATCTCTGAAATCTTTATATTCTATTCCTTCTTGCGTTTGTTTGGATAAAACAATAAAACTTGTTCCTACGTCTAAGCCGACTGCCATAAAATTATCCTTTCATTCTCTTTAGTTTATCTATTGAATTAGTAATATTTTCATTAGAATTTTTAATTTCGCCAAGATTTTCATACTTCTTAATCATACCATCAGTTTTAATATCTGTAATATGAATCTTCTCATCAATATTAATAGTATTATTTGATGGTTGAGATTGCATAAAAGATTTTGGCTTATTAACTATAGATACACCGGATATTGATAATATTTTTCCTAGCAAGAATCCTAAAATAAAAGATAAAATATTTAATATTACTAATATAATAACAATAATAGTATATATATTATTCATACATTACCTATGATTCTTCCCTTTTGTGTTCTAACAGCATAACCTTGTCTAATCAAATATGGCTCTATACTGTTTTCAATAGTTTCTATAGCAATTCCAGTTAATGATGAAATACTTTTTAGTCCTAAAGGATTGCCCTTATTCTTACGAAGTATATCAAGATACATTCTATCATACACATCTAAACCCATACTATCAATTCCCTGACTACTAAATACAACATCAATATCTATATTTTTATTTTGATGATAAGCAATATAGTTCTTGTACCATTGTAGTCTAGCATTTAAAATTCTTGGTGTTCCTTTACTTCTTTTGCCAATTTCTAATAGATTAGAATCAGAGATCATTAGTCCGAGCTTTTGTGCGTTCAATCCTGCTAGTTTGGCTAACTCATCTGGTGTATAAAAAGACAAATGCTCTTTAATTGCAAAACGATCATAGAATGGCTGACTTAAACTGCCACCACTAGTAGTAGCCCCAACAAGAGTAAATACTGGAAGATCAATAGTCTCTGGTTTAGACTCTAGAGTTATATTTAATACAAAATCTTCCATTACAGGATAAAGGAATTCTTCTACTAGTTTAGGAAGTCTATGTATTTCATCAATAAAAAGTACGGACTGTGGTGCAATACCCATGAGGTATGGTAGTAAATTTTTAACACTACGAACATTGGCCGCATTGATCGTATATAGATTGGTCTGTAGTTCGCTGGCTATAGCACTCGCTATTGTCGTTTTACCAAGGCCAGGAGGCCCGTCAATTAAAACATGAGGCATCGTACCACCAGAACTTAAACAGCCCTTCACCATGATTTGCAGACGGTCTATAACCTCTTGCTGACCAATGATGTCACTGAACTTAGTGGGCCTCATAATATTATTAGACATTTGTACTCCTTAAAGATGCCAAAGTTTGTTTAACCAAAAGTAATGGATTATCATTAGGCTGTTCATTATAACTTTTAACTATAATTTCTCTAGCCTCAGCACTAGTAAATCCATATGGTATTAGTGCTTTTATAGTTTGTGCTAATAAAAATTCTGGTATTTGTTTACTAGTCTTTGGTGATGATTCTAGTTTTTCTTTCTGTATTTTTGGTTTATTTTCTTGATCAAAATACTTGATTTTAAAACCAGACACACGCCTAACTGTAAAGATATTATCACAATCACAAACAACTTTAAATTGATCTGTTGATGCTTCCTTAAAAGAAAGCCAATGGATTGATCCACATTTATTACACAAATATTTTAGATGAACGTCGTGATCAATCGGTTTCTGGTGTTTCATTGTTGTCTTTTTTTATCCAAAACACAAAGTCATTAGACTCATTATCAAATCCTGACTCTATGATGTCTTTTTTTACCAATTCATTAAGAACATTACTAACCATTCTAGCATTTAAGTCTTGTACAATTTTAGCGAATAATGTCTCGTTTAAAATATATCTAACTCTATCAGACTTTTTATGTTTCTGTTTCTTGACTACTTGTTTAACTATTGTTAGTGATTCTTCATGAGACAATACTTTATTCATATCATTTGTATCAGATTCTTCAATGAGATCCATAGTATCATTGATTGGATTATTACTCTCCCATTTACCAAAATTATTATAAACTATAATCCTTGTTTTATCAGTAAACTCATTTAGATCATTGATAACAAACCATTCATTCATAATAACTCCTAATTAAGAATTTCAAATAATCCATTATAATAATCCGGTTGTAAAACAAAATGTTTAGCATGTGCTTGAATATGAAGTTTATATTCTTGATTAATTGGATCTGATATAAAATATTTCTTTTTCCATATTGGATTGCCAGCATAATTGGATCCCAAATACTGGAAGGAATTATCCTTGCCAGCATTGGGATTCCAACTATTCACAGGTAACGAAACAGCAGGCCAACCGGGCAGATTGATAGGTTTATAAGCAAATCCAATATCTTCCCAGTTAGTATTTTTAATAATATCAGAAAGCCACTGAGACAACGGAGTATCTGGCCCAATATCAAATTTGAAATAGTAATGAAATGGATTCAATGATGGATGATCATAATCATACTGATCATCATCATATTCATTATCATCATAATCTTCGTGCATGATATATCCTTTAAAAGTGGTGATGGAATCGAACCATCCTTTAACTAGTATCCGCCCAGCGGCCCACTTTCTTCCAACGATCAATACTGATCGTCGTAATCGTCCTCGTCATCATAATTTACATCTTCATCCTCGTCATCAAACTGATCCCAGTATGATTCATCAAGATCATAATTATCTTCATTATAATCTTCATCCTCGTCATAACTAAAATCAGACGAATAAAGAGGCTTCAGAAGTTCGCCTTGATACTCTCCGACAACTTCATATCGGCAAGTGCGAAGTTTCTCGCAGTTACAATCACTTGGAACACTAACAACATCACGCGGATTAATCTTGACGATCACAATACGGTCGCCAGATTCCACAGACCCATAACCGGCCACATAATTCAATGCACCAGCATGAAGTCCATCAGAGCATCCTCTTGCACGATCATCGTCAACTTTGGCTCGTTGCATCTTAACAACTTGACCAACACTATTATCAAATACTCCACGATACTTATCCTTGTAATCATTCCTGACTGCCTTATAGGCTAGGAAATGACCATCCTCAGTAATGGGCAGATGTTCATGCTCAAGGAAATCGTAAAGTTCCTTCTGACTCTGCATACTAGGATTTTCCATAAGATTATTCAGGAAATTAACAAGAGGCTGGAAAGGCAGACCCTTGCTCATAAACTCTAGAATACGCTTACTAATACTACCATGAACAACCTCACCTTCATAAGTGACCTGACCATTCTTGATCTCAACAAGACCATCGCTAAATGCAGCAACAGCCTTTTCAACATCAACAATCTCAAGCAACTCATCAACGGTTGCAGTTGGCAAACTCTCCAGAATCATCTTGTAATTAATATGATCTGGCAAAACCTGATAACTCTTGTTATTAAGAACAAGCGTCAAATTACCATCAACAAACATAAACGGAACAGACATGATTAAACTCCTTAGTGTTACTTACCTGTGAATTACTTAATCAAACTACTCAACTGAATCTTGAACAGATCAACGCTATCACTATCCATTTGAGCAAACCAATCCTTACCACTATTAGTATAATAACTAGCACGATTATCAAGACTAGAGATAGGATTTTTATCGGTCAATTCTCTAATCATACCAGTTACTTGGTTCGTTCCCATAATATACTTGATCATCGGATTCTTGTCAATAGCCTCTTTAATCGTTTTCCTGACTTCAGATGCTTTTGGCAATTGATACTTAGTCTTAGTCTGTGACTTGATAATATTAACATACTTATCACTATCAAGTCTATAGATACGATCATTAATCATATTAAGTAGACTATGGTACTCTACATTAGTAGTACGAATATTTTCACTATCAATCTGATCAATACCAATCGTTTGTAGAATAGTATTCATATGATCAAAATATGCTTCTTTAGTAAACTTTGTAATGTCGTACTTAAATCTATGAATAGTATCGGCAAAAAATTCTGTAATCAAGTAATAATTGACAGCATCAACCATATCTTGATTTTTGATAAACTTAGCATAGTCCAGACCAAAAATATTCAACATATGGTATGCGAATTGGTGTAGGACTGTGCCATGATTATAGTATCTATAAGTATTTATGGTTGTATCACTATCTTGATGTTGCTTGCGACAATATTCCACAAGATCGTTATAAGATATGACACTATCAAAACGACTCTTGATTTTCTTTAGGCTATCCATAAAGAAGTCATTAAACGGAATCATATTGTATCCATCGTCAGACATTTTCTTTACAAGACTACTCTTGATAGCATAAATCTTAGTATTGCCAAACATATCCTTGATTAGATTCTTCATTGAAGCATCAGTCATCATATAGTTTAAGTCAGAAATCATGGGCAGATTTTCATTGTCATTACTCTTGTAACGAGTAATAGGAATATATACAATATCTTCACTATCACTAAAATCATCAAGTTCGGTCTGTGTCAGTGTCTTTAGAAATTTAGCGTCGTTATACTGATTAGTAATATCTCCGCTATCCTTAGATGCTCCATAAATAAAGAATACATCTTGATCACTAACACTACCCTGACTACTTCTTGTGCTTTTCTTTCTTGGAGTATTACTTTGGCTCAGATGCTTATAATCAGAAACCTTTAGCAGATTATCCTGACCAACATCCTCAATCAACTTATCAAAACCCTCATTACTCTTGGTATGATCCTTGGTATCAAGAATCATATAACCGAAACAATCGTTTTGATTACAATACTTTGTAACAATCTTCTTTGCTGTTTCTTCGCTCTTAACGTCACACACAAAGAAAGCGATCTTGCCATTTTTCTTAGCACTATAGTAGTAGCCATAGCCCTTACCAGTTAGTGTCTCATTATGGATTTTATCCGTAAGAGCAATCAGTCTGCGTGACCTATAGCCAGAACTCTTATAGTTAAAGACATACAGATTCTTTCCAGCAGGAATCTTATATTCTAGATCATTACCAGAATTAATAGAATGACTCTTACCCTTGCTGTCTGTCCACGAAGCACCAACTCCCCATCCACCAGCAAGTTCATTCAGGGTATAATATGTGGTAATTGCTTCGATCTTAGTTTTAGCATCAGCAATCTTTTGGCTAAACATACTCTTGAGTTCAGTAAAAATCTCCTGAGTCTTTTCTCTCAGACTTTTCTTGACTTGCTTGGTATACTGCAAACCTTCTCTTGAAACATCCATTTCAAGTTCGCCAATACCAAAATCCAACTCAAGATAAAGACCAGAATTGATAATCTCATGAACAAAATTCTTCCAACTATCAATGTCTGCCTTTTGGAAAGCACGATTCCATCGTTGAATATGATCGGGACTTTCCTGCTTTTCTTCGCCAATAATTTGGGCGGTTTCTACAGGGTATGCGATATTGCCCATAATAGCAATAACGCCACTATCAATACGATGATAACTACTAGGAAAGTAATTATTGTCATTGTTCAGACGGCAAACTCTCCAACCGTCGCCACTAATAACAATATTAGTATTGCTATACTTATGATCTTGTAGATTACCACCAATTCCACCCTCAATAATGGGCTTCATTCTAAAATAGTGATAAATACGCTTGGCCTTACTGGAGAACTCTTGAAAATCATGCTGCTTAACAGCAAAACCAATTTCAAGACCGTTAGGCTCGTCTGTGTCGCACGAATTAAAAAGATTAAGGGTGGGAACACCACTATCATCAATAGCGGCGATATAAGTATATTTCTTACCGTTAAAATAAGAAGTTGTAGTAAAACTCTTGGTATAAGCAAACGGACTCTTAGACCCTAGACCAAGACAACCAACAAAATCATTACTATCGTTCTTATTACTAGCCCCGTATGTAGTATACAGGTTCTCCATATCTGCCTGACTAAGACCAGTGCCATAATCACGCACCACAAAATTAGGATTAGCAGCGGTTGGCAAAGTTACCTTAAAAGGATTCTTATTGCCTGCTGAAATATGAGAGTCATAAGCGTTTGTAGACAGTTCACGAATAACCGCCATAACCTTGTCGGAATAAAGAGAGTCCGAAAGGATCTTAAACATTTTACTGGTTTGAGCAATATTAAACTGATTGCTACTAGCAACGCCAGCACTATGAGTATCAATAACACGATCTGCCAACTTCATTTTCTAGTCTCCAAGTTCCTGTGAATCGTTCCTGTGATAGCCCAAGTATACCATCGGCAAGATGGCTTGTCAACCTCCACTATCTTTTTTATTGGCAATCTGGATACTAATATAGCCAAAATAAACTGGTATCAGTCCAATATACCATACTGGAATTGGTATAGAGCAAAAACTTATTCCACACAGTATACTAATAATACTTAATAGATAGATGAAAAATTTAGGGAATTTAAGTTTTGCTAAAAAATATGAGATTGGCCCAATTAATATTGTGAATAACACTATTATGCTTACTAATAATGCTAAACTAGCCATCAACTTTCATCCTCATGATTATTCCACTCATCTTCTTCTTCATACTCATCATCTTCATAGGAAAATCCTCGTTCATCATAAGGAGTCCAATCTTCAGTCTCATCACCATCATTTAAATCTAATTCACCCTCGTCTGCTTCTTCTATAAAAACAGTGATAGTATTTAAAATATCTAGTAATTTCTCCAGAGTTTCGTCCATGCTCTTGAGTTTATTCTCTATATTTTTAACGCTTTTTTGTAGACTTGCTATGTCTTTAGATAAATCTTTATCCATATTATGTATTTCTTGATTATTCTTCATAACTTCTCTCATAATATGATCAATATCTTTTGACATAAAACCTCCTACTTTAGTCTTTTATATTCTTTTATATCGCCATTTTCCAATATTTTATTATCTTCATATGGTTCAGCAACACGGCGATAAAATTCTTGTTTAATATTTTCTAATACACCAGTAATCATTGCTATCTTATTATAAGATGGGTTTCCCATAAGTCCGCTAACAATTCTAGAAAAACAATAATTAATCCTACCTAAATATATACTAAAATCATGGGGATTATTTAATGAATGTTTAATATCACGAATACAGTTGATTAATTGGTCAACACAAACATCTAATTCTTCTCTATCATCTTCTTTGATATAAGGCATAATATTTACTCACATTTACAGTTATATTTTAAGCAATACGAACATTTTGGCCCAGGATCAATATTCCCCCAAGCATTAGCATCTCCATTAAAACTTTCTTTTCCAGTATCTATACAGACTAATTTTTTTGATCCATTCCTATTTATGATGCCCACATTATACCAATGACAATCCCAAAACTTTAACCCTGTTTTTGCTGCGATATTCTCTACTAAATCTTGAATATCTTGCATACTAATTATAGTATTGGCTTGACAGGTTTTTGCATACTCTGTAATATATCCCCAATCGCTGCTATTATAAAATACAACACCATCTTCTTTTGCAAAATTAAGTTTGCAGACTTTATCCAAAACCCTTGGGGCAAAATCAAACTTGGCTAATTTTTTCTGAATAGAATATGCTTCTTGTGCTTTCTTTTTGCTTCTAAATTCTTTAAATACAAGATCTTTATTATTCTTTATAGGATATACTTGACAGCACCCACCTTCATCAAACCAATCACTATAATCAATTTCGTAATCAGTATTAATCATTAGAATGTAGTTTCAATTATACTGTTACCCATTATAGACTCTGCAATAAGAATTGCTTCATTTAAATTATTGGTTTCAGTAATTTTTATACAGTTTTTGGGTATATCAATCCAATATGAACCGTAGACTCCATAAAAAGAATCTCCTTGGTCTGGATTGTGGAATAGAAAATCTTCGTAACTATTGAATGAGTCCGTATAGTATTCTCCATTTTCATCCTGCTTCTCATAAACCGTATCAACAATTAAGAATTTAAAATTAGGATGCTTTGGATTTTGTGGACTATGAACGACTCCACGATAAAATCTATTTGGTAGAGCGACCATATTGGTATCCTCTCCAATCCTCTTTCAAGAATTCTTCTCTATTAGAATAGAGGGGAACAACGGTATCTTGATCTAGATATGGATTATAATTGATGCTTAGTCCATACAAATCATGTCTGGTATTAATTCTACCATAAGCAACTACTTTAAAAGACTCCAATTTTTGTCGAAGTTTTTTAAGTTCATCTTTGGCATTTTGAATTGTAAATAATTTAGGAACAATACCTTGTTCGGCACAGTTCAAAATATAGTCTAATGGATCAGAATATTCATTCATGAAGCAAACCCAATTTTAGTTTTCTCCACAACAGTAACTTCTAATTCATTTGGCGCAAAATACTCAGTAGAATAACTACGACCATTCCACCAGCCACACTTATACGAGATATGATTGTCAGCACTAATAGTAGCACTAACTATAGTTCCATAAACATCATCAGTCAACTTCACCTTGCTGCCGATCTTATATAGTTCCAGAGAATTTTTACTCATTAATATATCCTTTATAGAATTTAATTGATAAATGAATAGGAGCGGTGGGACTCGAACCCACACTTGAAGGATTTTAAGTCCTTTATCTCTGCCATTGGATTACGCTCCCATAAAACAATCGACTACAAAAACCACTGACTTGAGGTTGATTACGTCTTGTTGTGCCTCTGCCATTTAGATTCTTGTAGCCGATTGCCTATTGGTTTTAAAAACCCTCTCAGCCGTTCGCGTGAGCCTTTAGGCGACGAACAACCTCTGCCATAGCCTCGACATTATCAACCGTCTTGGCTGGCTTCGCACGTTCCATAGCGGGAAGTTCCATACCCTTCTTAGCCAACGCTGCCTTTGTGCGAGCAAAACGAGCCATTGTAGTGGCAACCTTTTGACCCGTCTTATGGGCAATCTCAGCATAAGTCTTAGACGAAAAAACAGCCTCAAGAAACTGCTCATCAGAGCAACGAACACGCTTCTGCTTCTCAACCAGATTAACTTCAGCCATAATCAACCTCCAATTCAATCCAAAATCCACAAAACAGTACCAATCACGCGATCAGTTCAATCCTGCTTTGTATCCTCATTGTATCATCTGTTATCGGCTTGTCAACACCCTCAACTTGAATTTTTAAGCGGCCACAGGTTCCATTTTATTATGTTCAATATTTTCGATAAGTTTTTTTAGATTATTATTTTCTGTTTCTAGAATAGAAATAATTTCCTGTGCTTTTTCTAGTGCCTTATGTAGATGATAGACCTTATTACTTAACTCGTCAGCAACATAATTCTTCATTATCATTATGTGTCTCCTGTTATAAGGGCTTATAGGCACAGTATTAAGTACACCATTATATACTATTTAGAAATGCTTTCAACTCATCTATTTGTTTTTGATGCAAAATAATTTGATCAGTATATGGTCTACCGTATCTGAGTATCTGATATATGTATCTAGCCTTTTGCCATATAGACATTTTTGATGACACAAATGCACTAAAAATAGATAGTTCAATCATTTTAAATGATCCATCATAATCAATAACTAAAACTTCACTATGGCAATCACAACGAATAAATAGTGTGCGATAGTTATTTATTTTTTGGTCTTTTTTTACCAAAGATTCGGTCATAATTTTTTTCCCATGTTTTTTGATCTACACTTTTGGGTCTTGGTTTACTACCTTTACCATTTTGACTCATAATTAATCCTCAAGAACAAAACTCCAGTACCGACTATCTTCTTTCTTTTGCAGAGCGTCCCAATAGATTGAACGAGCAATATATGATGGAATCTTGTGCTTGCCACAATTAACCATCCAGTGACGTTCAGCCTTCTTGTAGGTTGTCGAGCCACTCTTACTCTTATTATATTTCAAGTGTTCCATGTCGTAAAGCCTAAGCATATGAACATCCAAACACAATGCTCTAGCCTCATTAGGATGAATCATTTCAAGAGCAAAACTAACCTTAGCCAAACCAATACCATTAATTTTGTTAACAATAGCGTCACGCTTCTTAACATGACCCTTCTTTGCTGTGAAATAAAAGTCTTTAGGATTGGCCCAAAACTTAGTAGCAAAATCCCAAATATATTTTGTACGATTATTGTGCAGACCAACTCCACTCTTGTGAAGTTTTTCTTTCAAAACATTTTCATCGTCAATCCATTCATCAAAATTCTTGATAGCATTATAACCCTTCACATTACCCTGCCAAGTGGTATGGACGCTTGTGTAGGCGAAGAGATAGCGACGAAAAATATCCTCAACATTCTGAGGACGCACACTTTCCCAATATTCTTTGTATGCTACTACTTTATCTCGCGGAAAAGTAGCAAAAAAAGTATCAGCCTTAGTCTTATCAAGCGTAGTATTCTGAACAGGAATAACCGTATTCTCGACAATCATAAACACTCCAATGTTAGAGACAACACTACGATTCTACACTACCAGTATCGTCTTGTCAAGACCCGTTCTTTAGATTCTTTTAGAGAATCCCAAACTTTCCTCTACTGCCCAATCAATATTATTGTCTATAATTTCTTTGATATATGATGGTACGACATAGGGTATTTTATTGACAGGTTCTGGTGCTGAACCAACTTTTTTTAAGTAAAACCTATTAGATATAGTATTCAAATAATTATCATAATTTTTAAGAAATGTGTCATACGAGAATAACACATAATTAGGAGCAATAACTGGCATAATTTCTGATAAAAATCTATGTTTTGTATTTCTCATATGAAATATATTTTGATATCTTTTTTTAGTAATAAAATTTCTATCTTGAATTATTTCATTATTATGATAATCAGTAGAATACCACTCATTTAATAAGAATGATTTAATATCTTGTAATCTATATGGTTCTATATGATGGGGTTGGTTTATCATAGCCATAATCCAATCATAAGGATTACGAACTATACCAATAAATAACACATGTTTATCTTTATAGGATATTGTTTCTGGTTTTGTCCAACCAAAAAAATGTTTGTTGCCATAAAATCCGGTTCGATGCAAACCGAATCTTTGCTTAAAACATTCTTCTATAAAATTAGTTCCAGAATGTCTCTCACCATAGATAATAAACTTATCTATATAACAACTACCGGAACTACAAATCTGTAGCATAATTAATCAAATGGACAACTGTTAGGATCGCCACCATTAGCAATAAATTGTTTATATTTTTCTTCATATTCAGTGCCTGTATGCAACCCGCTTTTTTGAGACTTTTGTTTTTCTTGAAGTTTTTGCTTTTTATACTGCTTCTTTTTGCTCTGTTTCAGGTTCTTATGTTTTTGTTTTTCTTCGATAAGTGAATCCAAAGCACCAATGTTTTTGGCTTCCTGCAAACCATATTCCTGAACTATTCTACGATTTATTCTAAACTCAGCACTTTTACTATATTTATTTGGTCTATATTTCACGATTGCTACCATGCAATATTTTAAATGTTGGAAATCTTAGACTAATACCACCATCTTGATTCTTAGTTTCTTCAAAATATTGAACTGTGATAATTTTACCAAGAATCTTTTTAGGATTTTGATAAAATTCTTGTCGTTGATCAATAGCGAATCCACTACCAACACGAACAATATGCTCTTTATGTTTAATCATTACACAAGAAAGCATAGTTTCTTCGTGTTCTTTACCATTTAATACATAACGAAATGGCCCATTTTCAATATCAATAACTTCATATTCGTCATCAAAAAACTTCTTAACTTTTAGTAGGTCTTTGCTACGCTTTCCCTTATATGGTTCGTCTGCTCGTAGCATTACACCTTCCCAGCCATAATCATTACCTCGTTTAGTCCATTCGGCAAAATGGTCATCGTCTTTAATAAGTTCTTGACCAAGCAAACTAAGACAAGTACAAGTATTATCTCTCATAACTGCCTCTAGATTATTATAGCGAATAGAATATGGCTTATTCTTTTGTCCTTGCTTGCTATAAAATTCGTCATGACTAATCATATCAAAAATCTTATAGGAAGGATTAGAAATAGTATGATCCTTCTTCTTGAGTTGTTTCATAACTCCTTGAAAGTCCTCATTACCATCATCATCAACAAGACAAAGTTCGCCATCAAATACTACATTAGTAATGTTAAGAACCTTAATACCGGCCCTAACAATAGCAAGAGTATCAAATTCTTTTCCCGTGCGGGAATAGAAGGTAGCATCACCATTGCTATCAACAATAGCAACACATCTAGCACCATCAATTTTTCTGCTAACATACCACCCATCCTTCCAATCTACAAGTTTAGGCTCGTACTTATCTGCCAGAGCAACACTAAACTCTGGAATATGGTCAGGAATAGCCTTATTGATAATCTTATCACCAGCACGGGTTTTCAAATCTTTGTCGATAATACAATGGATAAGTTCTTCGTATTCGGAATAGTGTTCGATAAAACTATTCACAGCAGAGATAGCGTCATGTCCAGTAATCTTTCGACTCTTTAGAGCATCAAGCAAATCAAAGAAATTTTTGTATTCATTTTTTCTGGCTACAAGATGATTCTTCTTCTTGAGATTATCACTAGTAACATTGTATTGCCACAACGGATGATAGGTATAAAGCAAAATATTCTTGGTGAAAGATGCTGCGGCACTATTGTGTCCACAATAATCCAGAATAATACCTTCCTTATCCTTAGTGCTACTAGTGGCACGAAGATCACGAACCATTCCCATAACATAATTAAAATCGTGAATCATCCAAATAGTCTCCTGTGTTTAGCGTAGTATATCATACGCTATTCCTGTTGTCAAGTATCGTTATTCGTTTTCTGGAACTTGATCTTTTTCTTTAAAGTCATAGAAGAATAATTCTTCATGACTTTCACTCACCCATCTACTACCAGTATGTTCACAACTAAATTCTTGACTAAATACTTTCCAATCTGGTTTTTTATCAAATTTTTTACTTATAAAAGCACCGCCATCCATCCACAATACTCTATTATTTGGTTGAATAAAATATTGTCCATCACCCTCAAATACATGACCGCATTTATGACCAGCAGACATTTCTCCATATCCAGATTGATACTGTGGCCCTAAACACCAATCAATAGTAAATAAATATTTAACTTTATGTAATGTTTTATTTTTAAGTAGAACATTGGCCGCTCTGTTTTTAGAGTATTGATCAATTTTCACACTTGCATAATAACTCATACTATCCCATAATTGAATCCAATCTAAAGGATAGTCTGTGCCTCCAGATTCATTTACTCTTAAATAATGAATAGGCACTCTAGCGTGTTGACTGCCATATTCTGTCATTACAGAAAACAAACCACATCTTTGTGGTATGCTAGTAAAATTAAAAACTTCAACAGGAATTCTGTTAGCGTTAATATCTGGTGGTTTATTATAGAAAAAACTAGTATCTATATATGCTATAAAAACTGGAATATCTATATTTAGATAGTTACTCATTTTCAAATGTAACTAGAGATTCTTCTAGTTGCTGAATATTGATACTGAAATCAATATTATTTTTAGTTCTGGTATTATTTTGATGCGTTAATTCCATATGGCAGTTAGCACAGACAACTCTGCATTTTTTAATTTCTTTGATCAAATCCTCAACCTTTGTTGATTTATAATACATATTATACATACCACCACCAACTCCAACTTTATTTTTAGCATATCCATTTTTTATCAAATCAGACTTATCTGTATCTGGTAAGTGATCAAAACAAAGTGCTGATGGATGTTTATTATAGCCACAAATACAACAACCGACTGATATTTTGTAAATATCAACAGCGGCGTGTCTAAAATTTTGTATTTGTTTATTTGTTTTAGGCATAAAAGTGGAGGCGGGCAGAGTCGAACTGCCGTGCTGTGATATTTCTAATTACATTTTCTACAAGTTTATTTTATTCATAAATTTTAAGAAAGATTAAAGAACAAACAACATTCATCTTTCCGTACCAACTAATCTCAGGCTAGAACCCGTTGGCTATTCTAGCAGCCGAAGGATTTTACGACAATCTTTTGAACGCTACCTTCATCGCTTTCTAAGATTGTTGCTGCTATTTAATTAAGCAGCAAGGGCTAACTGATTTGTGCCAGTTAAAGCATTTAATCGACTTTTAAAGTGGCCGGTCGATTAACCACTACTTGCTAATACAATCTTCCATATCCAGTCGATACCATTACGCCCCCTTATATTAAGTTACACTATTTTGGTGGATCACAAGCATTAAAAAATGGATCATTTTCTAGTCTCTTAATTTCGTTTTGAATTTGTTGAAATTCTAATTGACTAGTTCCACAACGCCACAATACAGAATCGGATTCTAAATTAGACAACCTATCATAGAAATGAATATTAAATAATAGTGATACAAACAATAGACCAAATAAAAAAGAATAAACTGTTAAATGATTTGAACGATTTGTCATAAATCTCCTTGATATTATCAATGAATCGAATACTCCTGCTTGGAATCGAACCAAGTCCCCTTTCGGATTACCTTATAAGAGTAATTGCCAGGAACCACTGGCACAGGAGCGTATGATGTATTCTACACTATTGACAAGCCTGTGTCAATTCATTTGTTTTTGTAGTCTGTATAATTCTTCTTCATACTTTGTAATTTTATCGTACATATCCATACAACTTTTACAAAAGTCAGAGGATATATAATCTCTACATTCCGCTATCTGATCCTTTAGTTTTTTTATTCTTTCCTCTGGACTTAGTTCGTACATTTTTAGTCTCCTGCTTTTCGGGTTTACTCCAAAATACCATTTGATTTATTTCGTTATCCCAAGCACATTCAACCAAATCTTTTGCTGCAAGTTTAGCCAATCCAACATCGTGAATCCACAATGCCGCTTCTTCAAAAATCTTTTCATTAGTATCTTCATCAAGCAAAGGTCTATCTTCATCATCGTGACCAAGACAAAATTCTTCTACCAAATTGGTCATTTGTTTCAATGAAATATATTCGTCTAGATTTTCATTAGTATCTGAAGAAATACTTTGTGCCGCAGCATCACGCATTTGAATAGCATATCCATCAACATCAACAATTGCATAAACTTCAGACATAATGATCTCCAATATTTTATTTGATATACTTATTTACACCAGAACCAGAATCAATATCATTAATATGATCAATCGTATCTTGTACACAATACTGCCCTCTAGACAACCATCTATCATCGTCATGTAGTGCGGTCAATATTTGAGGAATCCAGTGTTGATAGGCCAAATCATATTCATTAGGAAAATACTCCTTTAGAATACGCTCCATATGAAATAAACTATTACTAATTTCATTTCTATGATCAATAAATTTAGCAAACTGATGTTTCTGTTCGTTATTCAACATCATACCTGAACTTCCTTTGGTTTAAGTTTAAGAAGTTTATGGGCAGTTTTCCAAACGCCAGTCTCTTTATTTTGAATATCTCCAGACATATAAATATGACAAAATCCCTGGTGCTTATCCAATCCCCATGCAAGAATACCATTAGCGTCAATAGAATCAACCACAAAACGTCCACGATAACCCATAGGAATAAATTCACCCTTACTCACAAAATATGGGCCGCCATTAACCTTGATTCTGTCACCTTTAACCAATTCTCTCCAGTTAAAATCACGAATAATTTTAGTATTTCGCTTCTCTTTGCTCTTAACCTTAAACACAAAAGGTGTATTGCATTTCTTACAAATATATGCTCGCGGCCCAGTAGACGATCCACAGTTGTCACAAGTTTTCTGACCCTTAGCCATGTTCTGTTCTCCTGTTAAAGTGATGCTCTAAGCATACCATAGCAATCGGCATTGTCAAGAGCGTTTCTTTAGTGGTTCTTCGATTTTTTTATCTTTGTCTGGAAAAATAGTGAGTTTGCCAGGATGATAATGACAAAAATAACTGCTATGAATACGTTTCTTAGTCAGATTATCTTCTTCAATTTCAATATATACATTAATACGATACCTATTCTCCCATACATTAATAATACGAGTCATAAGATAATGCTTAGGTTTTTCAACTTGCTTAAAAAGCAAACTTTCAATTTCAAGATCCATTAGCAGTCTCCGATTGATATGTGTCTATTTCAAATCCAATTTTTCCATCTGGCATTTCTATAAAATCTATAGGATAATATTCTAGTGTTTCAAAATCAAATACTGCCACTTCTTCCTGCCAAGGAAAAGATCCTGGGTTTTTAACATCATTTGCTCTTTCATAAAGAAAGTTATAAAGATCAAGCCAAGTCATTTATCTAGCCCTCCGGTTTGCTCTATCAAGTTTACGAATAGTTTCTGTAGCATTAGCGGGAACCAAAACCAATGCTGGTGCTGTTTTATGCGACCAATCTAAAAAGCCAACGGCTTTCTTTTCTACGCTACAATCTTTGCAGATAATTTTGCGACCAGTTTCAACAAGAAACTCATAACGATCAACGCCAACACAATTTTTGCAGTAAATACAGTTCATAGTTGCCTCCGTAGAGCGGATTATACCACTAGTGTCGGCATTGTCAACTCGTCTACTGTAGTCAAATTTCCAAAACTATCACTAAAATTTCCATCATCAGTGCTATAATAAATATCGTTCAATCCAACAGCACTCAATAGTTTGCTACAATTTTCACAAGGTTTACTTCCAAGAATTAATCCTTTTCGGTTAATTCTAAGCACACATACTGTCCAATTAGGATCAATGGTATTATAGCGATCAAGTAATTTAGAAATAAGATGACTTTCAGCATGATAAAATGGATGTTCCTTATATTTGGGGAGATTAAAATCTTCTCCTATGCGATAAGCACCAGTGTGTGTTTTAATAGGATTATTTTGGGTGAAACAAATCATTTTTGTTCCATCAAAACACCCCGCATAATGCCAACAACGAATCTCTTTACAAGGACTCCAATTCTGATATGCTTTGCGAATTGTTTTGGTTATGATCTTCATCTTTTATCCAAATATCATCTGTCATTTCAATATCGTAAGGAGTAGGAAGTATAGTTTTTCCACTCATGTATTTAACTTTTATTTCACCAACAGTATTTCTTGGAACAGGTGGTAGTTCGTCCATATAATTACCTATTTTGATGCTAGCATATAAAGACCAACATTAGCAAAACTATAACCAGCATATGCTATGCCTAATCCTATATTACCTTTCATAAATTGTTCTAAACTAACGTATGCGTAGACGCAACCAGTTAATGCTATTAACCATCCGCTCATATTAATTTCCTTTATTTTTATGATGAGTCAATACTGTTTCGCACAACAGAATAAATTCAGAATACAATAAATTACCTTTTGCTTGATTAGCATCCTTACAAGCAATATTACAATTATCTAATGTATTAGTACCACCTTTATTCTTTGGTATAATATGATCCAAATGATACGATTTACCGTCTAATAAATCTATTTTTCTACCAGTTAAGTAGCACACTGGATTGTCACCAATTTTCTCCAATAAATCTTTTACTTTAAATGTCATAGGAGGATACTTCCACAGTTTTTTATCTCTATGAAATCGAACAATTTTATTTTTTAGTATTGTGTGTATATCTTTTTCTTTAGAAGGAACAGGGATGTATTTGGGTTTCTTTTTATAATTATCTCTGTGGCCTTTAAAGTTGTTTAATTTTTTGATTATAGTTTCTTTTACACTTCTTGACATAGCACCGATGACTCATATTGAGCAATAGCGAGGCATTTTGCTTTTAGTTCCATATCAACATCAAACTCTAGTCCATACGTCTGAAATTTATTATAAGCATAATCTGCGTGCGCTCTAGGATTATTCCCTTCTCTGCTTTCGCTATAATGAAATAATGGCTTATGTCCATGCCATGTATCATGGCAAGCCTTAATAGCAGTTTCTTCATCCAGCATATCTGGATGGCACTTGTGATGAAGATAGTCGAAAGTGATAGGAATATTAGTTTTTGGATGAAAATGAGTTATCAATTCTCTCACACTCCAGCAGTTGATTTTGTCATCATTTTCAATAACAAGCCTAGCCTTACAATTATCGTCCAGGCGATTAAAGTTTTGCATGAAGCGTTCGATGATTTCAGAGTGTGTTCCATTTTTATTATGCACATGAAGATTCATGGGGGAATCATAATTAGCAGGCAAACCAATTCTGTCAAAAAAACTACTGTAAAAATTAAGTTCAGTAATAGTTTTATCTACTGCTTTTTGATTTGTAGAAGCAAGAACATTGAACTCTGATGGATGGCAAGATACGCGAACACCAGCATCCTTAATGCTCTGTTCAATATTGTCGAACTCATCTTGAATATCATCATGGTTCGGCAAATCATCTAGATTAACATTGGCTTCATTGTATGTAATGAGCGGAAAAATATCGCTACTTACACGATAAACATAATTATTCTCGCCACAAAATTCAATAGTCTTACGAGTAGTAACAAGATTATTAAGAATACGTTCGCCAAGAATAGTTAGTGCTTCTTCTCTTGGCAAACTATTAAAACGCTTAAAAGTCATTGTCTGATGACTAATACCTTGCTCTTTGAGTTTGAGCGAAATACAACAGAGGCCGAATCTATTCATAAAATCTCCTTGGTCGCAGTATATCAGATTATCGGCCAGAGTCAAGCGTGTTCTTAAACAATTTCTTCAACTGAGAGAACTTTTACAAGAGAATATTCTATAACAGGAAAATGTAGTTTAAAATTAGATAATGCTTCATCAGATGATGAACCAGTATGAAATTCACAAATTAATAGATTCTGTTTTGAACGATCATTATTCTTGTAAACCTGTGCTGTAATATTAAATGTTTTCATTTTTCCACCCAAGAGATTCTGAAATAGTAGGAAATTGTTCAATAAAAATTTGCTTACATTCATTAGCAATATTCATATGTTCTTTTTGAGTTCCATGACCAGAACGCAAATTAATATAATGAATCCAACTACGAACACTACCGCTCATATAAAGACGGGTTGGAGTTGCTAAAGGAAGAATAAATCTGGCACATTCTTTAGCGATACCATCTGCTATCATTCCATCGTATAACACTTTAGCCTTAGCAAAATGCTCACGAACTTGCATAGTCCATTTAGATTTAATTTCTGGAGAAACATCATCTATACTATTTTGTCTATTTTTATGATCTTGGCTACGCAACTCAAACAACGGAATATCTTCTGCTAAAAGAGTTGTATCAGCATATCTTTGAGAAAATTCTTGAAAAGTAAAACTACGATGCCTGAGAATCTGTGCTGCTAATCCTCTTGTAGTATTAATTTCTAGAGTAACAAATGCCATCTCAAATATGCTCCAATGTTGATGGTCAATGCAATATTTCAGTAATTTAGCATAATTATCTGAACCTTGGTTGTTTGGGTTGGACACTCTGGCACAATAAGCCATAGTTTTTTCTGCGTCTGGAGTTACACTAACTAATTTTACGTTCATCTACTGATTCCTTATGGGCTATTTGATGGTCAATCCAAGCACCATCAGTAATATCATTATATATATCTCTAGCGAGTTTACTCACACTAGGACTGACGCCACTACAAGATGGATCGTCAATTTTACTCCAATAATACTGTACTTTGTCTCCGTTTTCTTCGTCGCCTTTGTCTTTTAATGTTTCGTAGCCATGAGACTTGGCCCAACGTCTTATTTCAGTCCAAACGAACATTTTGGTGGATACTCCTAACAACTCATATTACCAGATTTCGGCGGTTTGTCAACAGAGACTTTAAAAGATTGTTCTGGTAGATCATATCTTTTCCAAGATTCTTTATGTTTTAGGGCAACAATTTGTTTTGTTTGTTCGTTCAGAAGTTTTCTTTGATAATCAATGAGATTCCACAATTCTTTGATATAGTTTAAAACTTCATCATGTTTATATTGAGTTAGTATTTTATTAATTGTACTACTACTCATTGGTTCGTACTTTAATACAATATCAAATTCTTCACTCCAATCATCTGGATTATACATTGGACTCATTTTTGTAGTTGTTCCTCAATGTTGATTTTACCGTGATGTACATAACCAGCAGCAAATCCTTCCATATATAATCTTTTCATAACACTAATGTGCGATTTGTTCTGATTAATATAGTCTAGGTTATAAGATACCCAGTCATTATAACTACGTTCTTCATCGCAAATATCTTCCATTATTTCTTCACCTTTGCTTTGTTATATTTATTAAATATTTGATTGATACCAGCAATTATTGTTGGACAAGTAACATTGATCAATTCATTGTCATCATTATCTGTAATATAAGCCTGTATTTCATCATTTAATACATCTTTACAATAGCCCTTATTCAAGATATATTGATTTGTTTTAGTTAATTTAGACTTATGTTTGTATAAAAAGTTATCTATTTCTGCTTTATATTTTGGATTACTGGCATATAAGGCATGAGATAGTTCATGTCGTAAAACGCTATTATTTTGAGCGCCTATAATATAGAATTCATCTTTACGATAGCGTAACAATTCTAACAGTCTATTTTCTTCTGGAGTTAATGGATCAAATAAGCCCTCCTTAAAAGGAATTAATACCTTACTAGGAAAATTAAATCCAATCCATGTATTATGATAATTATTAGCCCCATATGTTTCAGAATACCAGTGTCGTAATTGTCCTACAGTGAAAATATTATTACGAAATTTAGGATTATCACTTTCATAGTGTTCTTGAAAACGCATAAAGGTTAAGCCTAATTCATCTTGAGAATCGGCCCAAATCCAAACGCTATTATATGGCTGTTTTTTAATATTTAGCATTATGCTGTCCTAGCCTGATACATTGGTGGTTTATCACTATCTAGTAATACATTGATCGTATTTCTATACTGTGCAATTTCTGCTCTTTGAGTTCTTATTTCTTTGCGTAAAGACTCATTCACAGATTTTAAATGCTCAATCTCTGATAGTAATTTATTAATATAATCGTCTATATCTACCATTCTTTTTGTAATTTATCCAGAGTGATGCGTACCATACTATCATCATAGTAGCAATCGTTTTCCGTGGCTAGTAGATTTTCATATTTAGTTTTATCTACAGAATAAAGAACATTCATTAAGCATTGACCATAACGCCAGTTAAAACTATCGTAGGTTTGATCTACTAGTTTTAGGAATTCTTCAAAAATCATTCTACATCATACCATTCTGGGAAAATGTCATAATATAAATCAGCGAACGGAGCATTTTCTCCATCATTAATAACTGATCCTAAGATTGGTGGAGTTGTTTCATCGTTTTTCATATGGCTTAATAATCCAGCCCATTTTTGCCAAGTCTAATCGTATTTCATCTGTTACAACACTTTCACTAACAGAACCATCAAGATTAATCATACCAGAACAGTAGTAGTTCAGATAATCCTCTCCACAATCTCTAAGGTCTGCTACTATTCCACCACTCATTCTCCACGAACAAGTCCATTCGTGTTCACCATAAAAAAAACGATTATTACACATAGCCGCATATAAATTTTGGCTATAAACTTTGCTATATTTACACTTATCTTTTATTGTTGAATTAGCAAATAAATCTTGTTCTAGGTCTGGTTTCATC